TTTTGAATAATGTTAGTTTTAACGCCACTTTGGCGGGAGCCATACAGGCAATAAATATAACTGGTACTGTTTCGGTTTAAATTGGTACTTAATCGGTAAAATAGGAGATTTAACATGGGTGTTCGAACATATGACCCTAAGCAAGTGATAATTACTATTGGTGGAATTCCAATGAGTGGATTTTCAGATGGTACATTTCTTGAAATTGACCGAAATGAACCTACATGGAACACGGTAGTCGGAGCCGATGGCCTTGTCACTCGTGGAAAGACTAATAACTTTACAGGAACTCTAACACTGACTCTTAAACAATCTAGCCCTTCCAACGATATTTTATCTGGTTTTATGGCTATTGATGAAGCTACAAACTCGGGCGTTTTTCCTATTTTAGTGAAAGATATTAGCGGTAATTCTATATATTTCGCTGGCCGTTGCTGGGTAACTCAATACGCCAATTCTACTTTCGGAAAAGATATATCAGATCGTCAATGGAGTCTAATGATGGATGAAGCAGATATGTTTGTTGGATCAAACAGCGAATCTTAAAAGATTTTAAATAAAAATATAACACGAGCAAGCAAGAATGATAGAAACGAAAGAAAAAGTGATTGATGGAGCGGTTTACTCAGTGACTCAATTACCAGCTAGAAGAGCCTTAAGACTAAAAGCTAAACTGATTAAGCTATTTGGAGTCATGATTTTTGGTAAGGAGTCCTCCAATTTTCAAGCATTGTGTCAATCACTTGATGAAAATCAATTTGAATCTATTTGTATGGAAATGATTCAAGGAGTTCGAAAAAATGGGGTTGAGTTGGTTCCTGCTACTTTTGATCTTGAATTCGCTGGAGACATGGCAGGCGTTTATAAAATGCTCCTATTTGTGATCGAGGTAAATTATGCGAATTTTTTTTCCCTGATCGGTATTGGACTCCCCTCATTTTCGGAGGAGACAATACAAGCCGAAGTTACGAAGAAAACCTTCAAATCGAAATAAAAGAAGAGTTTCCAGTTTGGCGGTTGGTTATGGAAAAAATGGCCTCTCTTGAAGAATTAGAACGTATATGGAATCTTGACGACGTATACAGGGCTAACGCTATTTTAGATATGAGAGCAGATATTCAAGAAGACGCAAGGAGAAGGGCTAAAAAATGAATGTTGCTAGAGAGTTAGTCACACGCCTAAGTTTCGCTTTCGATAGAACCAATCTTGACAAATTTGAAAAAGCAATATCAAACTTTAAAACGAAATTTGATATTGGGCGTTTAGCAATAGAAAGCACTTTTGGAAAAATCGTCAAATATTCAAAAGAATTTTCAGATAATATTTTAAAAAATAATGCAATTGCCAAGTTTACAAAAACCTCATTAACGGATTTAACAGCTCTTCAAAATGCTTTTCAAAAGTTTGACGTAGAACCTGAGTTTTTAACCCCTTTTCTTGAGAATCTTTCTATACAGATAGGTGAGGCATCAAGAGGGGTTTCAAATGAATTTTATAAATTAGTTCAACAATCATATGGAACCGTGAGACTTCGCGTAAATGGTGAAGTTGTCACGATTAAACAAGCTTTATCGGACATAATAAAACATGTAAAAAAATTTGAAAATGAATCTGAACAGCTAAGAATTATACAAAATATTTTCCAATCTGACTTAAAAACTGCTGAATCTATTCAACAATTATTTAAATTAACAGAAGATGAGTTTCAAAAATTAATTGAAAAAGAGAGAATTTCGGAACAAACTCTATATAAAAATGTGGATGCTGCTAGAGAGTTTAAGAAAGAAATAAATCAATTAGAAACAGAATGGACTAAATTTTCTAATAAGGTGTCCAGTTTCGCAATTCCAGCATTAACAAAAAGCGTAGGTGGTGCAAACGTATTTAATGAGATAGCAACGGAAGAAGGACTATTGGATGGGGTAAAGTTTCTATTCAGAGGACTTTATGATCATGTTGCCACTCTTTTTGGTGAAGGTCAACTTCAACTTATTAAGAAAGAATATTCAAAAGACAATCAAGAGTTTTTTAACCGTGTTAGAGATCAAGAAGTATCAAAAATCAATAACAGAAATTTAGATATTACAACTAACAACCGATTCGAATTTAATATCCCAGAAGGAACAAGCCAGCAACAGGCTACTTTTTTAGGAGATCAATTTAGGGATGTCTTTAATCAAATTTTTGACGAAAAAATAAGGGAAGTAATCAACAATAATCCAACGGTCGAATAATGGCTTTAAGTCTTCTATACAAAAATGCAAAATATGCTCAGAGCCAAATAAATATGGCTGTACAAGGTGCTAATATTGGGTCTAACTTAATTACCTTCGATACCATGGTTTCAGAGGAACACAAATACAGTGCAAGAGTTACCTACTACCCTATCGAAAGGGGCACAATAATAAGTGATCACATATTCAAGCAGCCTGAAATTGTTATTTTATCTGGATTGATTACCGATACACCGCTAAATATTTTTGCTACATTCAATAGGTCGGTGGCTGCCTTTAATACACTGGTTCAGATTTACGAAAGGCGCCAAATTGTTGACATTGTTACAGGAATCAAAGTTTATAGAAATATGGCGATCACGTCTCTTGACGTTCCTAGAACTGTGAAAACTGGTCAAACTCTAACTTTTAATATTGAACTTCAAAAGATTGTATACGATGACGAGATTCAAAATTACGCGAGTCAGAATAATGTTTTCGGTGGAGTAATGGACAACACACCAAGAAATATAGTCGCAGAAAATACCAACATCCCAATATTACAAAATGACCCTCCTTTCAGCCTTAAAGATCAAGCAACGACTGCGACAAATGTAGGAGTTCAAAGCCTTCTAACTGTTCCTAGAGCAATATTGCCAAATGTTTTAGTTAATCTAGCAGCAATTGCAGGAGTCCTTTAATGCAAATCATACCATTTAAAGAGCCAGCAGCTTGGCAAAATCAGATCACTTTGACTAGTGTTATATTTATTTTAAGATTTAGGTGGAATGCATTAAACGCTTATTGGGTAATGAATATTTCAGATGGAAATGATCAGCCAATTTTATTGGGGGTTAAAGTGGTCACTAATTTTGATCTGACCGCTCAATTTAAGGCTTTAACTGGAATGCCTTTGGGAGATATTCTTTGTCAGAATATAAATGGTCTTTGGGATACTATTGAGCGTTTTGATATGGGACAAACAAACGAGATCATCTATTACGAACCTAACGAGCTAGAAACTCAGGCTCAAGCCCAAATATCTTTACAAGAGTCAGAAACAGGATGAGATTCTACAGATCGGCAATTTTACAGATTAGAGTTAGAAATCAATCCTTTGATGGATATATAGATTTTATTGAGTTAACAGGTCTTAGAATATCGTTTTCCATTTTAAAATCCTTATCGGTTACAACAAATTCAGCAGTTATAAAAGTATGGAATATGAGCCAAGAACATAGAAACGCTATAAAAGATTTTGGTGATCGAGTTACTCTTTACGCAGGATATGAGATTGAAAATGGAAACATTGCTGGCCCTTCACTAATATTCAATGGAAATACTTCAGCTGTATCACACTTGTTTGATCAGCCCGAAATTGTCACAATACTTGAATGTGGAGAAGGGGAGTCAACAATCAATCAAGAGATAATTTCTCTTTCATATGTTGGTGATACGCCAGCTTTGATAATTTTATCGGCAATAGCTGTACAAATGGGATTAGATTTTTCAGGCCCTCAAAATATAGATAATTTAGTTTATAGACAGGGATTTAATTTTATTGGAATGGGAAAAGATGCACTTCAATCAGTTTGTGATAAGCTTAATTTACAATGGAGCATACAAAATAAAGGTCAACTTAGGGATCACTTACAAGTTATCCCAATAAATGGATTTTTAACAGGCCCACTAATACAAGTGAATCAATCAAATGGGATGCAGGGAATACCTCAAAGATATACGTACAGGAGACAACAACTTTATACGTCCACGCCCACCACTGGATATAAAGTGAGTGTGGCTTTGAATCCTTTTATAATCCCAGGGTCTCGCATAGACTTATCTTCATACCATTTGAATTTTCGTGGCCCTTATCGAGTAGAAAATATAGTACATGAGGGTGACACGTATGGTAGTATATGGTCATCCAATCTTGAAACAACAGAAATAATATCGGGGCCGACACAATGACAAGTCCAAAAACGCTTAACGATGCAATCTCTTTGGCCACCAATTACGCTTTAACAGGCATACATACGGCTCTACCTGCTTCAATCATTAGTTATGATTACACGACCCAAAAAGCAACCGTACAGCCACTTTTGAATAAGGTTTTTTCTAATGGAACAACGATGCCAATGCCTGTTCTTAATAACGTGCCTGTAATATTTCCAAGAGCTGGCGGAGCAAGCTTAACTTTTCCAGTTGTTGAAGGTGATACTTGCCTCTTGCTTTTCATGGAAAGGAGCATCGACCTTTGGCTTACAATAGGCGGTCAAGTTAGCCCAGATGACCCGAGAAAGTTTGATCTTTCCGATGGGGTGGCCATTATGGGGCTTTTTCCATTTTCTGAAACTTCGGCAGCTTCTAACAATACCGATCTTCTTTTGACTTACAAAAATTCTAGCATCAAAATTAAACAGACTGGTGAGGTAGACATCAAGACATCTGGACTTGTTGCGATAGGAACTCCATCGGTTGAATTGCTTCAACAGATAATCAATGTTTTTACTTCAATGTCTACACAGGTTTTCAATGATCCAGTTACTTTTGCTACAACTGCCACAGCAGCTTTAAACGCTCAAATCGCTTTAAATTCTATAAAAGGAATTATCACATGATAGACATAGCCTTAAATCCAACAACTGGAGACGTGATTTTTGAAGATTTTGATCTTGCGTTAGTGGGTGGAGTTGATCAAATCGCTCAAAATCTCGCCATAAGGTTAAGATTCTTTCAAGGAGAATGGTATTTGGACATTCTGGCAGGTGTTCCATACTACCAATATTTCTTTATAAAGAATCCAAATCAAATTCAAGTTGAAAGTTTTTTGAAAAATGAAATAGCTTCTACTAGAGGAGTATTACAGATAACCTCATTCGACAGTGATTTTGATGGAATTAATCGAAATTTTACAGTAAGTTTTAATTGTATGACGATTAACGGAAATTTAGAGATGGAGCAGATTTTACCATGACAACGCCTATTTATGGTTTAACACCTGAAGGATTCAACACGCCAAGACTCGCTAACGTTAAACAATTCTTAGAAAATGATTTTATCGCTGCGCTAGGTGATGTCAATTTAGATCCTCAATCGGTGATCGGTCAATTAATAGGAATATTTTCTAAGTCTTACGCCGATCAATGGGAAAACCTAGAAGATGTCTATTTATCTCAATATCCCAATAGTGCTGCTGGCGTGTCATTAGATAATGTGGTTCAACTCAATGGAATTACTCGATTACCAGCAACCCAAACATCTGTGACAGCTACATGCAACGGCATCCAAGGAACATTCATACCGCAAAATTCACTAGCTAGAATACCTACGACAGGGGACACATTTTACGCAAATGTTGGAGGTACAATAACAGCAGAATCTGCCAATATAGTTACGGTAATGGTGCAAGCTCTGGCCGCTCAAGTGTACAATATTATTTTGAATAACTCCGTTTTTTCCTACTCTTTACCTGTCATTACCTTTTCTAATTCTGGAGCAATTTTTGTTAGTAGCAATTCGATCGTTTTAACTCTGAATGGAATAAAACAAACGGCTATTCCATTCACTACAGACTCCGATACAACATTAGGGTTGATCGCTGCTCAGATTGCTTCTTTCATAGCATCTACAACAGCCACTCCAACTAATCCAAATATCATCACTATAACGCCACCAAGTGGATATAATATAACGATCAATTCGATATCAATAACAGGAGGAGCTTCACAAGCCTCGTACGCTATAACCTATTTAGCCCCTGCAAATAATAACGATCTGACCTCTGCCATTGTAGCAATATTGAATCAAAATACGCCTGTTTGGACGGCAATTGACAACATGGACGGCACATTCGCCATTAATGCTAATGTCGTTTCAACGCCATTCTCTTGCTCTGTAGGCACAAATCTTATAGTGACTAATGTTTCATCTCCGATAAATTTTCTAGCTCAAAATTATGGCCCTATTCCTTGCCCTGTGAATACACTCACATTTATCGTAACAGCTATTGCTGGATGGAATTCAGTCAACAACTCGGTTGCAGGAAACACAGGTACATTGATTGAAACAGACGCACAACTTAGAATCAGGCGACAAAATTCTATAAAACTTTTAGGTTCTGCAACTGTAGAAGCCATCACGGCAGGAATATTACAAAATGTCGCTGGCGTTACGTCCTGTACAGTTTTTGAAAATACTTCGTTACAACAAACTGAAATCGATATTGTGTTTCCGTTAGCTTTTCAATCTGGTGACATAATAACTAACACAGTAGAGGGTATGGCTCCCTTTACCGTCACATTTAACACTAATCAAGTTACAACAATGGCTCTATTGGTTACAGCGTATGAAGCACTTCCCGCGGTAAAATCGGCATCTTACGGAGGGACAGGTAACCAGCAATTATCTATCACGGTTAATGTAGCAAATACGATTTTTGTGACTTCTGTGATAACTAGCGTAACAGATCAAACAGCAACAATAAACGGAGGAAGACCGCCGAAATCTTTCGAGGCCGTTGTAGAAGGAGGAGCAGATTATGAAGTCGCAGATCAGATCTGGAAAACAAAGCCAGCTGGAATCGAAACTTTTGGTAATGTTAACAATGGGGAGGGCATCGCAATCATCGACTCCCAAGGCAACACGCAAACAATCTATTTCAGTAGGCCAACCCCTATCTATATCTGGGTACAGGTCGCGCTAACGCTTTACACTCAGGAAACTTTCCCATCTGGAGGAGTTCAATTAGTAGCTCAATCCATTTTCAATTATGGGGAGTCTCTTGGTGTTGGTATAGATGTTCTTTTACAAAGGGTATTAGCTCAAATATTTACCGTTTCAGGAATAGCAAGCGGTGACATGACAATTGCAGCGACAAACTCATTGGAAGATAGCCCATCTTTTTCAACCTCGGATATAACGATTGAAGACAATCAAGTATCGATTTGGGATTTAACAAGAATTTCGGTAACGGTGAGTTAATGGTTGATATATCAAATTATTTTGAAAGATCACTAGCTCTTTTAGCTTCACAATTTCAATTACAAAATCCAGACGGTAGTTTCACGAATTTTCAATTAGTCATACAAGCATTGATTGCGCAGGCTCAGGTTATTAATACGCAACAGCAGCTTTTGCAGACAATGCGTTATCTAAATACTGCGGAAGGGGTTCAATTAGATGGATTGGGTCAAATTCTTGGGTTAGAACGCATGTCGGGTCAAAGTGATTCTTCTTATCGTGAAGATTTACAATTTCAAATATTTGTTAATCAAAGTGCTGGAACTCCTGAGCAAATAATTTATATTATAAAGTTTTTAACAGAAGCGACCACAATATGGTATATGGAAAATATCCCAGCTGGTTACCAATTAACTACCGATGGAATTTATGGATTAGATTCAGTAATTTATCCTAATGCTGACCCAAGTTCTTTAATACAAGTTCTTCAATCTGTTAGCCCTGCTGGAGTTTTATTTGTAGCATTGATAGCCACATACAACACCAATCCATTTTCATTTTCTAGCGATCCAATTACCGAGCAATTTTATGTTGCGCCCGATCCAGATGATATAACTCAGGTGAATCCTTTAGAAGTAAACCCAGGATCTGGGGCAGTAGATTTATTTATTCAGAGAGGCCAAACAGTCAATCCTAATTTCGGGGGTGGATTTTCAGAGGCATTGGGACAATATCCAGATTATACTATTGATACGACAGGAGCAGGTCAACTTTCTGAATCAATACAAACAAACGGCAATTTGCCACCAAGTTAATAGGAGATTTTTATGACTTTTTCTAAACCTTCAGCTTTCCCTGTATGGGCCTCATTAGATCAAGTTGATCCAGTATCTCAACAAAATAACGTTCTCACTCCTCCACCAGAAAAGCAAATGTATGGATGGTCTAGATTGGAATTTCCGCCGAGAAATTGGTTTAATTGGTTGGCTCGTTTTACAAATAATTGGCTACAATATTTAGCACAGCAAGAATCTCAATCAGTTGTGACAGGAGACGTTTCGGGAGCTACTGCAATAGTTGATCCAATCAATGGAGGTATGGCAATTGTAAGCATTATCGATACAGGTGCGCCAGCCAATTACTTTCAAGGAATTACATATATACCGCCTTCTTATGCTGGTGGTACAAGTTTTACAACAACATCAACATCATCCACCCTAACGGTGTCATCAATCGCAGCTAACGGAGGGATTACTGTCAGCGGTGGAACTGGGCCATATATTGTATATGGGCAAATGAAAACAATACCAAGTTAAAGGAGAAGTATGTCATCACCTGTACAGTTATCAGACTTACCAGTTGCATCGGTTGCTAATGATTCGGATGTCGTTTTATTGCGTTCTGGACTAACAGATTATCAATGTGCTATTTCTCTGATTCGTGAAATAAATATTTCAAATCTTTCTCAGTTGCAAGGAGGAACACCTTTACAATCAGATTTGATATTGATTGGAAGAAAGGTAGGTTCAAATTATGGAAATTTTCAAACAACTTTCGGATCTGTCGGTTTTCCTGTTGGGACTAGAATGTGGTTTTACAATTCCCTCCCTCCTGCTCCTAATTGGGAATTAGTGCCAAATACTGGAAACTCTCTTTGCGCATGCGCCGATCAATCGATGGCTCCTTATGGTCAATACAATGCTCAAAATGGAGGAGTTAATACAGGTTCCTGGCAACAGTCTGACGCATTCTTAACAATAAATCAGATACCCTCACACACTCACGGATTAATACTTTTTTCTTCTGGAAGTTCAGGGCAATTGACTAGCAGGATATCCAGTACTTTGAACTCTGGTTCTATGAATGTTAATACTGGTGCTACTGGAGGGGGTTCAGGAGGTGGTTCAAATGGTCATAATCACGGTAATTCATGGCGACCTATGGCAAACGTCGGAGTGATTGGAATGAAGGTTTTTTAATGCAAAGCACAGCATGTAAAGATAACTGCCCATTCGTTAAAAATCGTCTTTGCAATTCTGATAAAGAATGCCCGAATTATATTGAATCTTGGTGGATTCCCGAGGATGGTGGTTGCCCTGTTAAATTAGAAGATTGTTCACCTAAGAGATTGGTTTTGCAACAACAAGTATTACAATCTCGTTTAGACATGAATACGCAAGCGTTGGTTGAGTCTAGAAATGAATATCACAAGCTTATCAACTATCTAAAAAATTTAATAGAAATAAGTAAAGCTGTTGTCTTAAAAGATAACGCTATTGAGAATGAAAAAAATCTTGTAGTTGAATTTAAAGAACCTGCCAATATAGATTTAGTGTAGATTCTAGTAGGCTACATATTGTAGCCCACTTTTCTACTCATTATCAGTCAATTTAATCCTAAAGATTTTCTTGTACACCGAAGTCTTTAGGATTATTTTTATTAAACCAAACTTCAAATCTTTCTTCAAAAATACTCTCATATTTTATTGCGAAATTGATTACTTGAACTTCTTCCATATTCATTTTATTGCATGTCTCAAGAACGTACTGCATTTTTATTGTTGATGTTCCATCTTCATTTTTGAATATATTGTGTTTATTACAAAATTCAATGTAACCTTCATCAGGAATATGTACTTTTACCTTGTTGCTATTTTCTAAAGAATCCTCTTGTTTATTGTTATTTTCTGGAGCATCTTGTTGATCATTTTTAAAATCCAAAAGATTTTGATTCGAATCTTGCAGTGGCATCATAGGTAATATTTCACCATCTGAATCATCACCAACAAGCTCGCCTGTTACCAGTACGCCAATAAATATTTCAGGAATAAACTTGCGTCCTCCTCCTGTAAGACAACGACTAAAAAGCATATCCTTTGGGCTTGTTTGCCAGCTTGTTTTTTTTAGATATCCTGCCTTTTGAGCTTGTTCGATTGTATACTCGTAATCCATGGTATTATTTTCACCTCTTCCTCTGTCACAACGAATGAATCTGAGATGACAACGCACTTCACTTAAATAGATGATATCTACTCTATGCCCTGCATTTAATATCATGGCATTGATTAATTGGGCAGAGAATGTAACTTTTCCGTCATAGGTATACATGCCTCCATTCAGAGAAGACATAAAAGGTACATTGTGCTCTTGTGCTGTTAGATAAATTGCCAGTACTCCACCAGCTTGAAGCTTGCTGTAAAAAGGCGCGGTAGCCATTATCTTACAAAATTCAATTAGTTGTTGTAATTCTTGTCCGCATGGCATAGAAAACCAAAAATTGTTTTTTACAATTCTAGTTTGTGGGTTTGGTCGATTAAAATTGCTCATTCATTACTCCTTGCTTTTGATCTTATAGTTATTTTTTCTTTTTGAAAGATTCTGACTCCGTCTATCTGTCGGACTCCGTTTTTGATGTCCTTCTCAATTTTTTCCATGTCAATGGTTTTGTATTTTTCTTCTATCACTCGACCGTCCAGAATCTCAAAATCCCAGTTTTTTTTAGTATATAAAGAGCCTTCATCGGTATGTAGCTCTTCTATAGCAGTGAAAGGATTTTGCTTTTGCTCGCAAATCCATTTTGAAATCTTCTCGGTTAAGTAGTCTTCAATTTCTTGAATTTTGTTTTTCAATTTTTTAGTTGTATTGTTTACCAGTCTTTGGTATTCAAAATGTGGTTTAGTTATGTGGATGCGATTATCCTCAACAACTGACTCCATTCTTCTAGATTGCAAAATCATTAACAAAACATTTTTTGCATCCTCTTCGGTAGCTATTTTAGCTAAAACAGCTGACTCTTGCATTCCGCTTAAATCAATTTCTTTATATAATTGATTGTCTATTTGTTCCAAGTCAATGAATAAAAATTCTTGACTCTTTTGGATTTCTTGATTTAAGAAACCAACTTCATTGTCCATAATACCTCATTGTTTTAATTTATTTCTAATAGAATAGTAGGCAATAATTACATCCGTAATCTCTGCACTTTCTACACCTGTAATCTTGGCACAAACTTGCGTCATAAAAATATTGACGTAAATTTGTATCATAGTCGTCGTCAGTGAATTCTGTTGTTTCCAAGTCTATTATTTCCATAAATAACCCCTTTTTTACCTAATCTCGCTCTGTGCGGTTATGTTTAAATAGTAACATATTCAATCTTTTACGAAAAGAAAAAGATCAAAACTTTCTGAAATCATCTAAGAATTGAAAAATCTGTAAAGCTCCAAAGCATTTATGTAAAGTTGCTCATCTCTATCATGATTTTCATATTCCATGATTTTGACGGCTTGCTTTTGCTTAGGTAGCATTAGGCAAATTCTCCTACTGCACTCTATTCCCATTTCTTCTCTGGCTAGCATTCTATAGGCTGCCGTTTGTAGTTGCCAAGATAGGGAACCTAAAGCGGGGGTCTTTATGTCGATTAAAGAGGGTTTGCTGTCGCCTTTCAAAATGGCTATCATGTCAAAGGCTCCAGATAGACGGTACTTTTTTGAGTTGCATCTTGTTTCTGTGTGAATAACTTCTTTAACCATAGAGTCAAACCAGTCTTTATAAACAGAAAAATAATTATTGCAATCAAGATCGATATCAAATACAAATAGGCCAAGTGCATAGCTTTCGCAATAAGCATGTACCCGAGTGCCTCGATCTGCTGCGTTTGCTAAAGTGTTAGGGTCAATGTTTCCTAGGGTGGAAAACGGTTGTAATACCTCAGTGACTCGCAGATATCCAGAGGGGATATTATTTTCTTGTAACATACATGTCCTTTTCCTCTTTTAAGTCACATCCTTAAAAGAGGATTTTTAATTTATTTATACTTAGATGGGCAATCTTTATTTCCGCATGATCGACCAATGGGCCAATAACTATAACAGTACGGACATTTCCACGTCTTATCATGAGTTAAAAAAGATGTTTTACCAGATTTGACAACGGAGCATTTTATTGAACTTTCATAAAAATACAATCCTGTTTTGTCTCTGTGTACGGTGTCCGTATTTATCCATACATTATGACCTAAATGGATATAAAACGAGTCGTTTTTAACGCTAAAATCATCATCATCGATATAGGTTGGCTCCTCTGCAACGCAGAAAGCCGACATGGTGAAAATATAAGCGTATAATAATTTACTTAACATAATTACCTTTTAATATTCGAAAATCGAATGTTAATTTTTGATTTAATTAATCTATTGTTTTTGTAAGATTCTCCAAGGAATGAAACTTTACTTAATCCAAGCTTTTCCATGATATTCTTTTGTTTTAAGTGAGCTGTCATCACCCTAGTTGTTGAAATCAATTTTATTTGATTTTTTTGTTTCATAGAGATAACATAATCGCGATTCCTAGAAATATACCCGAAAGAAAAAGAAAAGGTAGGGGATACAGCATTTTATTGAACTCTACTTTAAAAGCCTTTTCAATACAAACATGACTGGCTATACAGTGATTGGATTGATATTTCCAATCTCGTCTATTTAATTCTTTTAAATTCTGAATATTTTTGAGATTCGTTTTGGTTAGATTGATTATCATAATTTTATCTTACTTTTGGTTGCAAATCGATTTCGTAGATTGGCCGTATGACGTAAACATACGGCCAACCATTAACCGAATCATTACATTTTCGCCCTTTTTTGTGAAGTATTAATATTTACAATATAAAGATCATTTGCTACAATTTAACCCAAAAGGAGAAGTATGATAATAACTTGCGAAAATTCAGCCCTAGAGAAGTGGCTAAGAAAAAAAAACATGACCACAACACACTTTGTTGAGATGGTTGGGTGTTCAAGGCCTGTGGTGTGGAAAGTCAAAAGAGGAATCCCAATTTCGCCTAAATATGCCAATAGGATCATCGAGATAACCAAAGGGGAAATAAAGCCATTAACCGAAAATGTAGGTAGGACTTCAGTGATGAGCCGCTTAGTTAAATAATAAATTTTAATTCTACATTGTGAACATTTGCACATAGTAAGATCTTAATCTCAAATTAAAATATTTGAGATTAAGATTTAGATTAATTTTGCTTATTATCAATGTGATACAAGGAGTGTTTTGATGACCGTGCATAAAATGTCATATAGCAAAGAGTATAAAGTATGGCGTAGGATTAAAGATTTTTGTTATAACAAGAAAGTTCCTCGATACAAGAAATACGGAGCAAAAGGTATAACCATGTGCGACCAATGGAAGGAGTCTTTCGTTGACTTTTTTGAAGACATGGGAAATATACCCGATGGATGCACTGGATTATCTCGTATAGATGAATCACTAGAATTTTGTAAAATTAATTGTAGGTGGGTTAAAAATTCCATAGGAAGGCCTTCTCTCAATAAAGTTCCAAAAAATAAATCAAATTGGGGTAAGTTCAAAAATCCTAAATCAATATGTCTTGTCATAGAGAAAGACCATATTGATTTTATTAAAAACCAAGCCTTACAGCTATCTCTGCAAACTGGGGTATACGTTGAGCCTAACGACTTAATCAGAGACGCTCTAAAGAAGGCCTTTCCATGCCCAAAACAAATGGATATGTTCGGAGGTTCTATAAAATAATTGTTTAAAAAAATACCTAAGCACTTTCATGCTTAGGTATAGTGGTATCTAAAACGTTTATCTTTCCTTTAGTTCCAAGCCCGAATAAAGAAAAGGATAAAAGCACTTTTAACATATGGATTTAACGATTTTATTTCAATATATTTAAAATAAGGATATCACGTGCAGAAAATTAAGGTTTCAAGAAAGAAATATTTCAACGTAAAAATACCTAACGCTATGTTTGAGGTCGGGTTGACTGCATATTGCATAGCGGTGTATGTTCATTTGAAAAGAGTCACTCAGGATGAAGATTGTTGTAAGCTGTCAATGCTTGAAATGTCTAGATCTTGCAGTATGAGCGAAACAACCTTTAGAAAATGTTTAAAAATTTTGTCAACAACAAATAAATACTTAAAACAACCGTTAATCACAATTGTACCGCGCGTCACTAGTGGTGGCAAAAAAAACACGAACTCAATTTATATAAATGAAATTTAATGACTAACTTTTTGTGTTTGCCAAAAAAGGCCTCAAATCTTTCGCTGCTGCGATTAAAACAGATTGGTCATACCGTTAGATACCTTAGATCGATATAAGGCCTCTATAAAGAAGAAAAGGGGCAAATTTTCAATCGCCCCCTTTCAATGAAACAATATTACAATAATCCGCAAGGATTAGAATTAGGATAGAGATTTTTCATGAAAAATAGTCTAAAAAGCTTTCAAGGCACTACTGAGGTAGGTTCTGATAGATTTTCGTCTATTTTTCGTGTAAAATTATTAAAAAGTAAAGCCTATCAGACTTTTGGTCTAACAGGCTTTACCCAGTGCAGTTGTGTGACTATCCTTACACGACAACAAAAAAACTGTATCAGTTGCAACAAACAAAATGCAAGCAATAAACAAAATTAGTAAGTTTTGAATATTGTATGTCATTTTAGTGTTTATTGCAACAGATAAAAGTTGTTGTCATGTCAAGGATAATCCCACTGCCTAAAAACAAAAAAGGATTATACAAATGAATGATAAGTCTATATTTAAAAAATATCAACCACCATACGACGAGCAATACACGACGATCCCAAATCGTCTAATCGTTGATAAAAATCTAACCGATGCTGATTTTCGTATTTTAACTTACCTTTTCTCAAACTCAGGGGATTGGACGGTTTACTTAGGATATACAAGACATATTTTAGGATGGGGCAAAGAAAAGATGCAAAAGACCATCGCACATGTGATCAAACTTGGATACGTAAGAAGAGAGCAGGTTAGGGTAAAAGGAAGGTTTTCGCACTACAATTTCACCTATCATCATACGCCTATATTTACAGAAGTGACTGAGGATTCGAATGTTACAAAACCAAAAATTAAAATAATTTCACCGCAAACGGAAAAACCGTCGCCGGTGAAATCGTCGCCGGTAAACCAGCCACTACCAATGCCTAAGAAACCAATGCCTAATTTACAGGCACTGGAAGGCAATGCCTCTTTGTCAAGAGAGATAGGCGATGGAAATGCCACCGTGATACCTTCTATAACTCGCAAGCACAAGCGCAAAGCTGACCACCAAGAGCGTTTTAACTACTTGATGAGTCTAAACCTCACCGACAGCAAAAACTGCGTTAGCGAGGACGAAATGAGCTTTCTTAGCCATTCGCATACAATCGAGAAACTCAAAGATACTTATTCACACATGCAGTTTAAAATAAATCAACAAGGCTTTGTCCCTGACTGTAAAATTGCTTATTTTAAACATTTGCTTAAAAATGAACACAACGCACGAGGGCAGAACTGCAACACCAACACGGAAACGGCTAGATCATTCTCAAGAGAAATGAAATGGGGAACTCTAAAAATAGGGGACAGACACGTAGAAGATACATCTTTTCAAGGAAAAGAGATCATGCTAAACATGAATCCCATATCTTTTTTTAATAATTTAGCTGGATTGTTTGAGTCGGTCAAAGCAATGCGATAATCGATAGATTTATTAGTAAATTTATGATATAATTGTTATTGTGATGATAGATTTCGCATGGTAAATCTTTCACAAAAATGATAAAAAGAACTTGTTTAATTATTTGAAGAATTATAATTTACATGAAACACAAGAAAGGCTGTATATGAATAAATTTGAATGGAAAAACTTTACTCCAACACCTGCGGAAAAATACGTGGGGATAGCAGAGATAAAAATTAATGGAGACACTCCCTTTATTTTACGATTTAAGATCGTTGCTCGCAAAGATGGTACAGGTTACTTTCCTACTATGGCAAGTTACAAAATGCCAGATAGAATGTCAGGATCAGAATATGAAGAGTGCTTCATGCTTGATTCAAGATCAGATCATGACGCTTGTATCAAGTTCATTATGCACAATGTCAATCAGTGGCACAAACAACACCAAACTGTCACTCCATGGACACAGCAAGCTAGTATTTTTGATCAGCAAACCACTCAACCGCAATCACATTACAATCAACTTGTGGCACAACCAAATCAAAATCATACCCAACAGACGCAGGCGAATGTTAACACTATCCAGCAATCAAAAATGAATTTCTCTTCAGATGAGGGAGTTCCTTTCTAAGGAGTTTAAAATATCTAATATAAAACAAATTAGAGAGGAGCAACCTTTCAATGAAGCAAAACTTTCTGATCTCACTATCTTGGAAAACTCAAGATCTAGCGGATCAAATGCTCTTGATTCTGTTACTCGTTGTCATGAAAATGATGACGAGACAGATATTTCTAAAGAAAATCAAAAAAAGTATAGGGAAGATTAAAAATGTAGCTACTAAATAAAATAGATGTTAAATGTAAATGATGGATCGAATATCTTAAAACCTATTCGTGAAGCTATACAGGAGACGAATGACTTTACCAAATCTTAATAATTATTCTGGCCTTCTAGCGACAGAATCAATATGGGGATCTAGTCCTCAACTAATCAAAAGAATGATTAATAATGATTCTGGTCAAATTTTATATATCGGATGGAATAGCGACCCAAATGCCTTAACCTCTGATGCTTCTTGGTCTGTAGCCCAACTCACGTATGATGATAATAGTTTTTTAAACACCTATAATCTACCTATTCCTAGAGGATGGGGGCCGTTCTATATCTGGGACGACGTGGCAAGCTATTTTTAAGGAGTAAAAAATGACATCCTATACAATAAATGCTTTCACTGGTGAATTTGACGCTATAGGTTCGGGTAGTAGTGCCGTTAGTACAGTAAGCGGAACCCCTTATCAGATTCAGGTAACACCAACCACAGGAAACGCTGTTGCCTCTTTGACCGATGGAATTTATGTCGGTGATCCTGTAGTGCCTCCAGTTGGTGGGATTGCGGTTTCTGGTAACATCGTAAACGCTATTTTGACCGCAAGCGAACTAGTCGCCACAGATGCCGATAAGAATTTGATTTCCATAGATAATGGATCGGCTGCTCAAGTCATGACATCTAACGGATCTGGCGAATTGCCCTCGATGCAAGATATCCCTATTTTAACCATCCCATACACAGATGAAAACTCAGATTTTAACGCTCAAAATGCTAGTGGTTATTTTTGCTACGCTCCTTTGACCGTTTCACTTCCATCAAGCCCATCTCAAGGAAATGAAATTCAAATTTTTGCAATTGAATCTCCTGTAATAGTCCAAGCGTTCACAGGTCAATATATAGTTTTAGCCGATGACTCATCTACAGAATCAGGAACCGCAACAAGTACATCTATCGGATGTTCAATAAAATTGATTTATCGTTCAGCAGATTCAACGTGGTACTCAACTTCTGCGGTTGGAAGTTGGACTTTAGGATAAAAATTAATGAAAAAGGGGTTTTTTCATGGTTACGAATAATGCAATCAATTTATCGACTGCTGGGATCACAGGTTATAACGGATCTGGAGTATTTACAGGCACAGCAGTAACGCAATACTATGTATTGATTGGTGGAAGCTCTAGCGACACTCTTTCTAATGTCGCCCCTTCTGCTACTGCTGGGGTTCCTTTGATATCTGCTGGTTCAAGTGCTAATCCTGCATTTGGTACGGCAGTCGTAGCAGGAGGAGGAACAGGTTTAGCAACTCTTACAGCTTATGAATTATTAGCAGCAGGAACGACAAGCACAGGAACACTACAACAAATCGGTTTAGGTACGAGTGGTCAAGTTCTTACTTCAAACGGAGCTGGCGCGTTACCGTCTATGCAAACTTTGACCGCTCAGATTCCTTATGTCAATGTGACTGGTGCAACTCAAGCAATGGCTGTCAATACTGGTTACGTTGTGAATGATGCATCTAGCTTGATTACATTTACACCCCCTTCTACTTGTGCGGTTGGAACTGTTTTCGCGGTTGCTGGAAACTCTGCCTCTGGATGGACAATTAACTTAGCTACAAACTCACAGACTATGAACTTTGGTTCATCTCAAGGAACAACGGCACTAGCTTCCTCAAATGCATTTGATAGCGTCAAATTTGTTTGCACAGTAGCTAACACAACGTTTACAGTGTTAGCATCAGTCGGAAACTTGTCGATCACTTAATGCATTGTTATGTAGGGAGTGAATCCCTATACTAGATTTTAAATGTAGGGAGTGACTAACTACACTAGATTTTAAGAGATTTAATGGCGTTTCAAAATGCGGATGGCATACATGTTACAGGTGTAGTAACAGCTTCGGGAACTGGAACTTATTTAGGTTCTGCATTAACTCAGCACTATACCTTGATTGGAGGGGCTAATAATACAATTGTTGGCGTTGCGGTAGGAACGGCCAATCAAGTACTGACCTCAAACGGATCGGGCATGCCTCCGTCGTACCAGACTGTTTCAGGAAGTTATATAGTAGGCCCAGGAACCACAATAAATAACAGGGCATTTCAGTACGCAAATACGACTGGACTATTAGCAGCGACTAGCGTTGTGCAATATTCTGATACTACTAAATTTGTAACTTTGCCTTCACAATGTTTTTTTAATCCTGCTGCTACTGTTCAGAATTCAAAGACTGGTGACGGAACGGTATACACGCCAACTTTTACACAATCAGGACTAAATATAGGAAGTAATTTTGATGGAACTTCTACATTTACGGCCCCTGTAACAGGGATATATAATTTTGTTTTTTTAGTTTCTCTTTCTGGATTATCTAGTTCTTTCACTTCTGGAATATTTAAATTGGTCACCTCATCAACTACATACCCATTTTTACAAGTAAACCCAGGCGAATTATTTGCTTCTCAATACACAAGTTCTTACTCTGTATTGGCTAATATGACTTCAGGAGATACTGCAACCTGTACCTATCAAGTTAGCGGAAGTACTAAAAGCATTGGCGTAATTGCAGGATCACAATTTTCAGCGGAATTAATTTGTTGAGTACATATGGCATATAATAATTCATCAAATATAAATGTTACAGGTGTAGTAACAGCTTCGGGAACTGGGACATACTCAGGATCTGCATTGACTCAATACGGCGTACTTATTGGATCAAGTAACAATAATATGTTGAGTACAGCGGTCGGAAATGCTACCAATTTTCTTACGTCTGGTGGAGCTGGAGTTAATCCCTCATATACCGATGTTTATTCCACTTTTATAGCTGGGCCTGTATCTTCTACTACAAACGCATTGATGAGATATAGCGGAACGTCTGGAAATTTAGCTAAAGATAGTCTTTTGATAGTTGGATCAACTGGAAATATGACAAATTCAGGTGCATCTTGTTTTTCAGCGTTGGCAGCTGCACAAAGTTTGGTAACAGGTGACGGAACGGATTATACAATCGATTTCTCATCGGTCACCTTCGATAGAAATAGTAATTATGATGGAACCTCTACCTTTACCGCTCCAGTGGCAGGATCTTATTTTTTATCTATCACCCTATCGTTAAGTGGGATTTTATCCACCCATACTCAAGGTATATTAAATCTTGTAACCACTTCAGCAACATATTTCATGGAGCAGTTCAATCCTTATAATTATTCCGTGTCTGGAGCAACAACGATAACATCGGGTATATTGGTATATATGAACGCTTCGGACACAGCAAGCTTCACTGTGACAATTGCATCGGTGACAAAAGTTATAAATATTGTTAACACTTCTAAGTTTAGCGGTTTTTTATGTTGGTAAAATATGGCATATAATAATTCTTCAAATATAAATGTCACAGGGGTTTTGACTTCAAACGGAAACGGAACATTTTCGGGTTCTTCTTTAACTCAATACAGAGTTTTGTTAGGTGGTGCTAGTAATCAGATAGCCAGTACTGCGGTAGGCACGGCGGGTCAAGTCTTGGTGTCAAATGGTGCAGGTTTTGACCCGACGTATCAGAGTGTGCCTGGGGGTTTTATAATCGATCAGGGTGGAATATCTACAAATAACGCAATTATTGTTTCTGCTGGAACTGGAGGAATATTTGTAAAAAATAGTAATCTTACAGCAACAGACAGCGGATGCGTAAATAATGTTACCCAAGCTGCATTTCAATATACTGCTAGTACACAATCAAACGTAACAGGTGACGGAACTGTGTACACGCTAATATTCTCAAATAAAGTTTTTGATCAAGCAAATAATTTTGACGGTACTTCTACTTTTACCTATCCGTCTGGAACTGGCGGAAACGCTAGGTATTATTTTGGAGGTATCATTTCAATAACAGGGATAACCTCATCACATACCTCTTTAATATTAAACTTAGTAAGACCTGCTTCAACTAATCAGCTTTTGAGATTAAACCCTTTCAACTCGTATAATGCAACTTCTGGAAACTTCAATAAAACATTTTTATACCCGAAAACTCCTTCGGGAGATGCTACACTTCAATTTAGTTTACAAGTCAGTGGGGGATCTAAAGTTATTTCCGTTACAACACAATCTTTAATTTTCGGCTATCTTATAGGATGAAAGGGTTGATCAATGGTTTATAATAATGCGTTAAATATACATGTCACAGGCGTTATAACGGCTTCAGGATCGGGAACTTTTTTAGGCAGTCCAACTACTCAATATTGTGTATTAGTTGGAAGTTCTAATAATCAAATAAATTCTTTAGTTACTGGATCGGCTGGACAAGTTTTGCAATCTGGAGGAAATTCAGCCAATCCTGCTTACTCTACGGCCACTTATCCGTCAACTGCTGGGACATCTGGCAATGTAGTGACATCAAACGGAACCAACTTTATTTCGCAAGCTCCTGCTGCTAACACAATCAATACAACCTATCTTTCTGGGTCTGGAACTTGGACTATTAACCCTTTAACTGTTTGGGTTCAAGCGTATCTATGGGGTGGAGGTGGTGGCGGAGGATCTGGAAGGTGTGGGGCTACTAGTACGTCGGGAGGAGGAGGCGGAGGAAATGGAGGTACATTTACATTTTATGAAGGGCCAGCTTCTGTATTTACTGGTGGATTATCTTATAGTGTAGGTGCAGCAGCAAACGGAGGGACATCAGTTGGAAC